AGATACAGCTTGTGGTTGCGGGAACTGTCGATAATGTTGCTACAAATTGCTATGTGTATGTGTCATATCGTCCTGTTGTGGCAGGAGGATATCTGGCCGTCTAAAGGATGCGATAATATGGGAACACTTGAACGGGTAACGGCAAAAACACAGGTCATACCGACCTATGAGATACGGAAATATCTAGTGGTTGACCATGACGATGACAACATCCTGCTTGACCGTCTGGCAATGGTGGCGCAGGATATGCTTGAACCTCCTGATGGATGGCTGGGGCGGGCATTAGCCAGGGCAGACTTTAAGCTGTCAATGTCTGACTTTGAAGATGAAATTAAACTGCCTGCCCCGCCATTCAGCCTGATCAAGACATTTGAATATAGGGATACCACAGACGGCAGTCTGCAAACCGTGGATGCCAGTCTATATGAAGTGGTGGAACGGAATATTGCCGTGATCAGGTTGCTTGACGGCAAAACCTGGCCGGATGTGGGCGATTACTTGGATGCGGTACAGATCACTTATGAATCAGGTTATGAAACCTACGACGATGTCCCCGAAGCAATCAGGATGTATATGTTGTATCAGATCAGTCAGATGTACGACCTGAGAAGCCCGTTGTTGATGGGCCAATTTCAGGAGAATAAGTTTGTCAAACATATGCTGGAATCGTGGAGGGTGAGGCTGTGATTCAACCGGGTAGGCTTGACACCATAGTTGAATTTCAGCGGGTGACCACCACACAGAACGCTTATGGCGAACCGACTGAAACATGGGCCAAGATTGCCAACAGCCCAACACGGGCCGACTACATCCCTTTGCGTGGGTCAGAATCAGTTGAAACGCAGAAGCGCACAGCCAAGACAGTTTTTAAGCTCAGGGTCAGGCGGTTTGGCTTAACCCCGGCTGACAGGCTGGTGATGAATAGCATTGAACATGACATAGTGAGCATTGAAGACAACAAACGACACGGACGGGATATGGTGGTCTGGTGTGAGGTTAAAATATGAGTATGACCTTTGAAGTCCAGGGTATGAAAGAGTTGCAGGACGAGCTTGTCAAGTTTCCTGAAAGGCTGGCCCGCAGGTCTTTAGCCAGGGCTACATCAACAGGGGCCGCCTTAGTCCGGGACAAGGCTAGGGAAAACGCCAGGGCGCGGGGATTGTATGTTACCGGCACACTGGTTAAGGGTATCCGCATTAAAAAGATGCGGACAAGGAACTGGCGATATGAAGCAGTGTATGAAGTTTATCATAGCGGAAAAGGCTGGTATGGGGCATTGCACGAAAGGGGATACAACCCCGGCGGGGGGACAACTCATGTCATTAACCCGCATCTTAGGCCAGCCCTTGATGAAAATGTGCCAACTATTATTGAAGTGATTAAACAAAGGTTGGCTAGAGAAATCAAGGTCATGAGGTTTGAAGCGGCCACGGGAACACGGTTTAAGAAGGCTTTTGAATCACAACTGGCGCAGTACTAATGAGCATTGAGCAAGACATATTTACCACGCTGAATACGGCCAGCATTACAGCGTACCCGGCTGAAGCTCCACAAGGTGCAACAAGGCCATATGTGGTTTACAGGCGAATCAGCACCATGCCTCACGGCACATTAACGGACGGTGAAGGCTCAATAGACCAGGGACGGATACAGCTTAATTGTCATGGTACGGGGTACAGCTCAAGCATAACTCTTGCCACAAGTGTAAAAGCGGCAATTAAGGCAGGATTCGGGCCAAAGGCGGTGAAGTTACACGAATCAGACGAAACAGAAGATGGCAAAAATTGGGTATGGTTGGACTATTCGGTATGGAAGAAAAGATAAAAGAGCTGTCAATACTTTTGGCTATTATCCGTCAGTATGACCCTGAATTGTACCGTCATCTTGTGGGTATGATCCGGGTCTTGGCAAACAAACAAATTAGTAAAAAATCCGGGACAAGCACCCGCACAACCTAACTTAAATAGCCTTCCTTTATGTACGGCTTAAAATTTACGGAGGATTAGACTATGTCAAGTAATGCTTTAGAATCTCAAGGCGTAACCCTGTCTTGGAATGCTGGGGAAATTGGGGAAGTCGTATCATTTAACGGACCCGGCGGGAGTGCGTCTATTATTGATGTCACACATCTGGGCAGTAACCGGCGCGAGAAGCGAATGGGTATAGCCGATGAGGGGCAGTTGTCCTTTGATGTCAACCTTGTCCCTGGCAATGCCGGGCAAATTGCGCTTAGAAATGACCGCGCCAGCCGGACAGAGCGTGAGGCTATCTTGACCCTGACTGACGCTACCAACACAACCCTGACTTTCAATGCTTACTGCACACAGTTCAGCATTCAGGGCAGTGTTGACAACAAAATACAGGCAAGCGTGACTTTGGAAATTACCGGCGCGGTTACCTGGAACACACCCGCAGAGTAATGGAGGTTTGATATGAGCAGCAATGCTTTAGAATCCCAGGGTGTGACCCTGGAATGGGATGGCACAAACATTGGCGAGGTCGTATCGTTTAACGGCCCTGGGGGATCAGCGTCAATCATAGACGTGACACACTTAGGATCAACCCGGCGCGAAAAGCGTATGGGTATAGCTGATGAGGGACAAATCAGCTTTGACATTAACCTGTTACCCAGCGATGCCGGACAAATCAAACTGCGTAATGACCGGGCCGACCGCACAGAACGCACTTGCAGGCTGTTTTTAACCGACACTGGCGGAACAATCCTGACAATGGATGCTTACTGCACACAGTTCAGCGTCCAGGGTTCGGTCGACAATAAGATCCAGGGCAGTGTCACTCTGGAAATTACCGGAGCAGTCAACTGGTCTCCATTGCTGAGCATTGAGACTGCGTGGAATACCACGGCGAACACTATTGCCCTTGAGGTTGAAGGTGATACATTCCATGCTACAGGTTCAGAAATTACAGGCAACTGGACAGTTGACGATGACGGTGCGGGGCTAACACTTAGCACGGCTTCAGAAGAAACCGGGGTTGTAACCCTTACATTCACCGGGACTCCATCGGAGGGGACGTACAACGTAACACTACAGGCCAAGGCAGAGGCACTTGCTGGGGTTTACCCATCCGGGATACTGCAAGCCCCTGTCACTTATTCATCATAATTAACATAACTAGAGGCTGCGGCTCACACCATCAAATGTGATGCTCACACCCGCAATATTTAACAACAGAGGTTTATAACCATGACCATGCTTTCAAAAGACCAGATCCTTTCCGCGACCGATGCAAAGATTGTAAAACTGGAAGTCCCTGAATGGGGCGGCCACATCTTCCTCAAAAACATGTCCGGCTTTGAACGGGATCAGTTTGAAGCTGAAACCTATGTCCAGAAGGGCAAAAACATTGAGTTTAACCGTGAAAACTTCAGGGCAAGGCTTTGCGTCAGGGCTATCTGTGATGAAAACGGCAAGAACATATTTACCCGTAAGGATATTGAAGCCCTGGGGCGTAAGTCCGCAAAAGCATTAGACAGGTGCTTTGCCGCTGCACAGAAGTTGAACGGTCTGTCAAATGAAGATGTTGAAGAACTGACGGGGGAATAAAAGCCCGGCCTTTCCGGTTTTTTTTGTTTAGCTTGGCCAAAGAGCTTGGAATGACAGTACAGACATTGCTTGCCACTTCTACCAGCCGGGAGCTTGCAGAATGGCAGGCGTTCCTTAAGATTCAGAATGAAGAGAACAAAAAACAACAATCGAAAAGGAAAGAACCGGGCAAAGTGACAGCGGATAATTCGCAGGATTTATCTGAAGCATTAAAAGCACAACTGGCAGTTAAGAAGGGTTAAGAATGGCAACTATAGGACGGTTAAACGTTGAGATTGCGGCTAATGTTGCAAGACTTCAGCGGGACATGAATCAAGCCACCAACACCATTCAGCGGACAACGCAGAGTATGACCCGTATGTTTAGGGGCGTGGCCATTGCCTTTGCCAGTGCATTTAGCGTCAGAGCTATCCAGGGTGCGATAAACGAAACCCTCAAAATGGCTGATGCCACGGCTAAACTATCACAGCAGGTCGGGGTATCAGTTGAACAGTTATCATCTTACCAACACGCCGCTAATTTAAGCGGAACATCAATAGACAATGTAGCCAGATCCTTGGGGCAGTTATCCCGGAATATGCTCAATGCGCAAAGGGAAACAGGGGAAGCCCGGAAATCCTTTGAGTCGCTTGGCATATCCGTGGTGGATGCCAGCGGTAAATTGCGTGCATCTGATGCCGTGATGGGCGACATTGCTGACAGGTTTGCACAGATGGAGGATGGCGCGGACAAGACCGCAATGGCAATGGAAATATTTGGGCGGTCCGGGCGTGAGCTTATCCCTATGCTTAACCAGGGCCGGGCGGGGCTAGCTGAGATGCGGGCCGAGGCTGAACGGCTGGGGCTTGTTCTGTCAACTGACATGGCACAGGCTGCTGAACGTGTTAATGATAATATGACCAGAGTCCGGGGGGCATTAAAAGGGGTAACTATTGAAGTTGTCGATTCTTTGCTTCCCGCAATCGAAAAAGTTACGGATGGCCTTGTTCGGTTTTCAAGCACGTTTAAAGATCTGATAAACTGGCTCCAGCTTGTTTACGATCATGGCGGCTTGCTGCGATACATGAAGCTTGACGACATGTATAAAGCAATCCCCTATGCTGAATATCAGATTAAAAGCTTAGAAAAGACACTGCAAGATCAGTATGAAACATGGCGCCGGTTGCGGGCTGAATTAAGTGATCCGGCTGGGATGCAACCTGGAGTTCGTGCTGCTCTTTTGAGACAATTCCAAGAACTAAGCGCAGAAATTCATGAAAATGAAATAATGCTTGAGCGAAAAAAGCGGGCTTTGGAAAAAACAGAGGAAGCCACAAAAAAGGCGGGTGTCGCCACTGACGAATTTAGCAAGAGTCTTAAAGCTACATCAGAACAGTTAGAGAAAGTCAATGCTGCATTAATGACTTCACTCCAATTTCAGGTTGATTATGCCCGCCAAGTTGAAATTGAAAATATGAATGCACAAATGCGCCACGAACTTAGAATGGGGCATTTGGCTGAAGAAGAAAGCAGGCGGCAACGACATCAGCAATATTTAAGATCACAGCTTGCACAAGAAGTCAGAGAGGAAGAAAGAGCTAATAGGCAAAAGGTCGAGTCTGTACAGAAGACAGCTTCAGAGATGGAACGTATCTACGGCCGCATGCTTGAAAGTATGCGCTCCAACACCGCTTCGACATTCCGCCAGATGCTTGATGACGG